GCACCTTTAGCTCCTGGAGGTGGAGGTGGAGGTGGTATATTTCCTTCCGTAACTGGAGAAAAAGCTACTCCATTAATGCAAGAAGCTGGTAAAGGTTTTGGTGGTAGAGACCCTAGACCTGGAGCTACTGCCAAACAAAACGCTGCCATTGTTGCTGATGTATTTCGTAAAGCTGGTGCCTCTGAAGAAGGCATCGCTGGAATGATGGCTAATATTCAATCTGAGAGCGCATTCAAGGGTGGCGCAACTGAAGCAGGTGGAACAGGTGTTGGTCTCTGGCAATTTTCTGGTACATCTGCCAATAGTGAAAAAGGTCGCTTTTTAGCGGCAATGAAAGAGCAGGGTAAGGATTGGCGTGATCCAAAGGCACAAGCAGAATATCAAATTGAAAATTTGCAAAAGAATTATCCTAATGTATGGAAGGAGATGCAAACTCATGCAGCGGCAGGTCAACAAGCTGCCGACTATTTACTAGGATATGAAAGACCAAAAGGAACTCGGATAATAGACGGAAAGCCTGTGGCTACAGGCAGTTATGCTTTGCAGCGCCAACAGGAATATTTAGGTGGTGTTCCATCAGTATCTTCTTATACTGGTGGAGATGGCGGAGGCATTACTACCGGTGGAGGTAAAGCTCCAGCTTTTGTTGGCAGCGCCTCAAGTCAAGGTGGCGCTACAGGACATTGGGCTGATGATCTAAAGAAAATGAAAGATAATGGCTTGATTACAAGCCCGCAATGTGTTGCGCTGGCATCAGCAGCAGTTGGCATTAAATCAGGAGCGATGAGAGAAGGTGGACACGTAGGTGATTGGCGACCAGGCGAAGATGTGATGTCAGGCGATATTAAACCTGGCACACCAATTTCAACATTTTTGGATAGAGAAGGAAAACAATCTGGTCGTTATGCTGGCGGTGGCATAGGTACCATGGGTGCGCGCCTAGACCATGCTGCTGAATTTTTAAAGTATTTAACTGATGAAAAAGGTAAACGTACTGGTATGGAGGTTTTAGAACAGTATAAAGGTAGTGGACCACACGTTAGAGACTATTATGATAATCCAGTTACAACTGGAGATTATCGTAATAAAAATGTCCGTTATAGTCCTGGTTTTGGTGAAAATAATGCTAGAAATTATAGAGCAATCAAAGTAGCTTCTGGTGGTTATATTGGTGATGATGCTAATCCTATGACTCGTGATGCAATTGCAAAACGAGATGAAACTATGAAAACTGCTGCTGCTGCGTATAGTCCAACAACAAAGGAACAAATGGCAAAAATTGCTGCTGCGTATGGACCACCAAATAGACCACAAATGCAAGCATCTGCTCAACCAGGTCGCGTTGATCCTTATGGTAGAGATCCAACACCGCATTTAGGAGATATGAGCCAATTCCATAAGGATGCAAGTCCAGTTGTGACGATATTTAATAAATCTGGCTCAAATGTTAATCTTCAAACAGCTTCTATTGGAAGTGCCCAAGGGAATTTTGATTCTTGAGATTTTATGCCATAAAAGTGAGCGCAGTAGGATCTGCACCAAATTTAAGTGTTATAAATGGTGCAGCTAGTATAACTGGTGAAGGTGCTTTAGCTGGTTTATCATCAACCGTTCTTCCAGAAATAAGTGCATATGCTTCTGGTTCTCAATGGAGCAGTAATTTTAATGGTGTTAATGATCCAGGTGCATTAGATATTGATTTTGATATTGAAGTTACTTCTGGTGCTTGTGCAGGATCAATTACGATAAAAGGCATTACTCAAAATCTTATTTCACAATCAACTGTTTTTACAGGTCAAAGAGTGCAATTATTTGGTGGATTTACAGAGGGATTGCCATTAGCTAATGATCAAGTAATTCATCAAGGTCTTATAGCAGATGGGCAAATTTATCCTGCTTTTGGCAATTGGACTGGAAATGATTTAAGTTTAACGTTTATTATAATACCAGGTAATCCAACTGGAATGGGAGGGCCTACAGATCCAAAGAATATTATTCATAATATGCCGCAAGGTTCACAATTATCTTCAGCTATACAAAATGCTTTATCAACTGCTTTTCCAAATTCTCAATTTGTTGTGAATATTAGTAATGCTCTTATCTTGAATGCTCCAGATCAAGGGTACCATCAAAGTTTAGAGCAATATATGAATTATGTTAAACAGCTTTCTCATAGCATACTAGGAACGCCAGAAACTACTGGTTATCAAGGAGTACAATCACTTCCTATAGGATATGGTAAATATGTAATTACTGATTTTACTGGTCCTGGTACGCCTATTGCTATTCAATTTGAAGATTTAGTTGGACAGCCTACATGGATTGATAATAATAAAATTCAAGTAAAAACAGTTTTGAGAGCTGATATTAATTCTGCTATGGCTGGCGGAGCACCAGTGTATATTACGCTTCCTGAAAAACTTTTAGTTAATATTCAAGGTGGTAGTGCTGCATTTAGTTATACTAGTGGACAAGGAGCTAATACTTATGAACATGGTAATCTTCTTTTATTTACTGGTTCTTGGGTTGTGAATAAAATTAGGCATGTTGGTCATTATAGGCAACCTACTGGTGAGTCTTGGGTTACAATAATAGAAGCTTCTTCAAGTTCTTTTGCTGCTGGATTTGGCGCTGCATTAGGTGGAATAGTACAAGTAGGTGGACAATTAGCATTTACTGGTGAGTCTGGTGGAACTGGATCTAGTACAGCAGAATGAGCACACTTAGTCAAGTTCAACTATTATATCAATTAACTCCTATCTGGTTGCAAAATGGTATTGCTTCCGGTGTTGTTGGTGGATATTTACCAATACTTGCATTGCTTAACGTTGAAGTTTTTTCTGCATTATTTCTGGCTCCACAACAAATGGGGCCAGAAGGTATTAATGTGCCGGATGATTGGAGTTTTGAAAATGCTTTTGCTGTTTTTCAACCCGCACCAGGTGGTGCTTTAATAAGACAATCAATTGCAGAATATCCTTTTGCTAGTTTGAATGTTGCATCTAATGCAACGTTGAGAAATCCTCTTAATGTTTCATTAGTTATGATGACACCTATGAAGGAACCTAGTGCATGGACAATGAAACAATCTAGAATGACTAGTCTTAAATTTGCTTTAGATAATCATAATAATTTAGGTGGAAGTTATATTGTTTTTACACCAGCTTATATTTATAACAATATGTTGCTGGAAAATTTAACAGATGCTTCAACATCACAATCACCATTACCACAAAATACTTGGAGATGGGATTTTACTGCTCCACTTATTTCATTGCAAGATGTTGTTGCAGCAGAGAATAATTTGATATCAAAAATTACAAATGGATTACCAAATGCTGCTCAGATAACTTCTATTCAGACAGCACTTGGTATTACATCAATAGGAAATTATGGTACTGGTATTACACTTCCAAGAATTAGTGGAAGTCCAGTTGTTACACTGCCTACGTCGCCGCAATGACTACGAACTATCCATTTATTCCTTCAAACGTTAGAGCGCCATCTTTTACTCCTATATTTGATGGAGAGAATTATACTATTACAGTTTTATGGAATGTAGCTGCTCAACGATATTATGTTAAATGTACATCATTCAATAATAATTTAATTTTTATGGTACCTTTGGTAGAAACTCTTATAGGTGCGGAAATACTATCACTAATTTGGGATGAAAATAACAAAGTAGTCAATGCTACATTAGCTGCGCCACATAATTTTCAATTTGGAAAAATAGTTAATGTTAGTATTATTCAAGCACTTCCTAGTACATACAATGGAAGTGGAATGGCATTAATTACTGGAGTTAATACGTTTGCTTATCCTATGGATCTAAATCCTGGTGCCATGTATCAAGCTGGTGTGGTACAATATTTAATAAGTATGACAAAGAGTTATTTTAAATCAACATTAATATTTAGAAATCGACAATTTGAGGTATCTCCATGAATGATACCTCACAGAAACTGTCATTTATTTCTAAACTGCATAATTTCACACGTACAAAAGCTGCTGATAATCAACAAAATCAACCTAAAACATTTCAAGGACATGTTTCACAAATTTTAGATAATGATATGTTAGAGTTTACTTTAGATGCTACTGGTCCATTTACTTTACCAAAACTTATAATACCACAAGCATTTTCTAAATATACTCGTGAACCTACGCAAGTTGGTGATAAAGGATACGCAGTTCCTGGTGATTTTTCTATATCACCTACAGATGGTGTTAGCGGTGGAACCGCTAATATGTATTCACGAGGAAATTTAGCAACGCATGTATTTCATCCTATTAGCAATAAGAAGTTTGATCAACGTGATCCTAACCAGTTTTTAGTTACAGGAGGACCATCAGGACATAAAACTCAAACACAAGATAAATCAACATTTCATCTTTTAGATTTCCTCAATAATATAATACATAATTCTTCAGCAGCTATAAATCATGTAGCTAATAGCAATATTATTCATCAAGCTCTTGAAGGTCTTATATCTCATACTGCTGGTAGCAATATTCTCCATACTGCTCTTTCTGGCATTATATCTCATAATGCCCAAAGCATACAACAACTTGCAAAAGATGAAATAACTCATGCTATTAGTGGAAGTGGTGTCTTTAATCTTGTAGCGTCAAATTTTCAAGTTGGCGCAGCAGGAGGTCTTGAAACAGAAATATCCACATTAGAAACACCCGAACAATCTGATCTTACATTCCCTCTACCTTTACCATCACTACCTAATGTTCCAAAACCTACTGCTCAAACATTATTTAATATTATTGGAAGTCTTACGGCTAGTGGCAATATTAGCGCAGGTGGAATGATTAGTGCAGCGGGCTTTGGTGGCGCGCCAGGAGGTGGCTTTCCTGGAGCAGGTGCATCTGGAGAATTGGTTTACAGTAATATCACAACTGGAGTTGGCATAACTAATAATATACCAGCAGGTTTTACTGGTATTCAATTAACGCCTGGTGTTTGGATTGTTAATGGTGAAGTATGGTTTAATCCATCGGCTGGTGTAACAGATATGTCAGCTGCTATTAATACTACACCATCTATTCCTAATGCTCCAGATATAGGAAAAGCAAGACATCAAATTTGGCTTCCATCTGCTACTCCAGCAAATGATTTGCAGATTTTACCATTACGACCTTGTTATGTCAATATAACAGTTGATACTTATTATTATCTGGTTGCTCAAGCATCTTTTGGAGGTACTTGTAACGTGCTTGGTAATATTTGGGCACAGAGGTCATAATGCGAGTTTATGGGCGTATAGTACCTGATATACTTTATCCATATAAAAAGAAATGGGTAATTGTAGAAACAGATCCCAATGGCTTTAATGATATGGTTTATTTAACAAATATGATTCAAGTTATTAAGCTGAATTTACATGAAAGCCCATTTTTTGCAGATTGGGGTATTCCTGCACACGCTTCTGTTATGACACAAATTGCTCCTGATTATAATATAAATTTGATACAACAAAGATTTGCAAAGTATTTTATGTCATTAAGTTTAGTAAATTTACCAAATCGTCGTGATGAGGATGGTAAGCCAGAACCTGCTTATCAATTTACTGTGATTACACAATATGGTGCGGTTCTAACAGATGTGATACCTTACTAATGGCTTTACTTCCCTTAGTTATGGGTCCACAAGGTTTGTTACCTACGCCACCAGCACAATTGCGTCAGCGATTGGTTGCTAAGGTAGCATCTACTAATCCAGATTATACAGCTAATCTTCCAGCAACGCTCATAGAAGACGTAGCTTCAACATGTGTTGCTGCTATTGTTATTTCAAATCAGTTTATGGTTGATTTAATAAATTCTGTAACACCTTATGGAGCCAATGCTTTTATATTATATCAACTTGGAATTGATATATATGGGATACAGCCTGGCGCGGCTAACAATACTTCTGTTGATCTTATATTTAGTGGTACACCTGGATTCATTATTATTCCTGGCTTTACTGTTACTGACGGTACTTATCAATATGTTTGCACAGATGGTGGCGTTGTTGGTTCATTTGGTGATTCTCTTCCTATTCATGCTGTAGCCACACAGGTTGGTACTTGGCCTGTTCCTGCCGGAACTGTAACAAGTTTTGGTACATCTGTTCCAATAGATATTGATTTATCTGTTACAAATCCTTCTGATGGTATTCCTTCTTTATCAACTGAAACTATACAATCATTTAGA